ATTTTCCACACACCCAAAAAGAGGCATTCAATCGGATAGCCAAAATTCTGACTTTCATTCTTTTGGGAGACATTGAGACGCTTTTTTTGGATCCCGGCAAGTCAAACAACAAGCCCAAAAATTCGGGCAAGATCATAAACACCTCCAGGGTGCCGGTGACCATCGTGGATTCCCGGTGGAACACCATTGTTGTCAGGACGGACGGCTTCGGTGTCCGGGGGCATTTCAGATTACAGCCATGCGGAACAGGCCGGGCAGATCGTAAATTGGTCTGGATCGCAGCCTTCGAGAAGCATGGATACACCAGGAGAGCCGGAGTCCTGAGATAACAGCCGGCATTGCATCCAACCTGAGAGGGGTCATTTTTTTGGCCCCTTTTTTATTTTCCACAACTTGCTGAAAATCAGTACCCACCATTTTTGCATCCCCAAAATTATAGGAGAGACAACATCCCCCACCGGCGAAGCCGGGGCGAAGCCCACTTTTTTCCAAGACTTCCTTTTTTTTAGAAAATCCACTTTTTTTTTCAAAGCCCATTTTTTTTCAATCCTTTTTTTCCAATCTTTTTTCAAAAGCAATTTTTTTTCAGGCTTTTTTCTGCCGTTTTTTTATTCATTTTTTATTCACAAATACTTTTAAATCAGTTTTTTATATCATTATTTTGTCAACCAAACACCAAAGTCACCACTCCAGGACCACAAAACATCCCAAAAACCAACACCCAAAAAACCAAAACAAGAATCCCTCAAAACCCCTCTAAAAAGCCCTACAAACAACGCCACCACCAAAGCCTATCCCAGTACCACAAATCCCCAATATTCACCGCACAACCAGCTACAACCACCAAAACAGCCAAAAACACCCACAACAACACACCACGACATCAACCCATAGGTTTACTCCAGAAAAACATGATTTGCTTTTTTGTATGATAGTAATACTATCAAGCGTGTTCGTTCTTGTTGAAAATCAGCGTATTACGATTTGAGTTTTCAGTTTTGGCTGAAAATTGGGGTAAAAATTGTTCCCCGTGGAACATTGGCCGGAAAGTTGACTGGAGCGTGATATGGGGAAAACTTGACTCGTGCGCCTTATGTAGAAAAATTTGACTGGAGGCGTATATGGGTGGGGCAGAAAATTTGACTGGAGCGCCTTATGTGTGATCCTGGCGGTCTGGATGTGGCCGGTGGTGGGTGCCGGTGGTCCCGGCGCGCGATCCTGGATGTTTGGAATTAGACCAAATCTAAATAACTGGATCGGGAGTGATTTTCACTTTTTATTGAAATTTCAGAAACCAGTAAACCGGACGGACCGGGAGCCATGCCATATATATACAGCCAGTCCAGGACGTATATAAAAATGATATATATAAATATATCTTAATCCAAAAAATACCGCATTCAGGGTATTATGCGCTGATATATATATCCATATCTTTGTGAGGCATTAGGGAAGGTATCCCGACAAAACACAAAACGACATGAATAAGACAAACCACAAAGCCCAAGCCCAAGCCCAACGGGTAGCCAATAATGAGGCACAACAGATAGCCGCTATAAAGGCCGCACATGAGGCCCTTTCCGTTTTGGAGGCTATGTCTTCAAAATATGAGTTTCAGATAGTTAGGAACCTGCAATTGTCGGCAGATATTTTTCAGCTAAAAAATGCCCTCCAAAGGGAAATTCAGAAAATCTAATTTTTAAACCATAAAACACAAAGCAATGAAAAAGCAAAAATTGACACCAGAACAGAGATCCGCAAACCTCGAAGCAAGGAGAGCCGCCAGAGCCGCCGCCAAAGAAGCCGCAAGGATAGAGGCAGAAAAGAATCAAAATCCAGTGAAGCATATCAAAATCACAATTGAATGGAAGAAAAGCCGCACATGGGGTAGTAATCCGCACTTGGAAGCGAGAATTGAGCATTGGGACGGGTCATTTAGTTACGCCACGGCCACGGCAAGCGGATGCGGATATGACAAGGAAAGCACCGTAATAGCGGACATTTTCAACCAGTTTCTGAAATACAAATTATACAAACCACTTATTCCAGTGGCATACAACCAACCAGATGGACTACCTTATGGTATCTATATTTCACAGTGGCGGCACTATTCCGGAGGAATCGGGACTAACTGTTACTATAAGATAGCAGAGGCGATAGGAGGCAAATTTGAACACATAGCCAGCGGGAAAACTTTTGACGCCTATACATACACCGACAACCAACTATAACCGGCCACCGGCCACCGGCCACAAATCAAAAGAAAATGAAATTAGCAAAAAAAACACGCCAGGACATAGAGACGGCAATGGATTCTAAACGATGAAGGTCTTTATTATTGGGCAAAATCTGAAGGAGTAAAAATCTAATCAATTCAAAAAATAAAGCAAATGAAAAAGATAAACAACCAATACCACCCACACCCCAACCACCCAGGCGACCCAGCGCACCAGATCGAAATAATAACATGGTACACGCCAGGCGAAGGGTATAAGGCAACTGTTTTGCCAATCCGTATAACACAGAGAGACGGATACAGCCTCCAGGAGTCCGGATGTTACACAGGATTCAATGTTAAGGTAATGCCATGCAGCAGAAGGAGCGCAAAGACAGACAGAGAAGCCGCCGCCCTGATAGCTGAAAACCTTACCCGATTCCTGGAGTACTTCAAAACACCCGCCGCCGTATGAGAACACGATCCAGAACCCGAATACTCCATGCCTTTGACACCTGGAGATACAGCCCAGGACCATACATTAATCTTAAAATCAAATCAAAATGAAAGCAGAGCATTACCCATACGGGTTAACATTCGCAGGATACGGACATTATTCCTACCTAATCAAGTACAGGGGAAAGGAATACAGGACAACAACCAATAATACCACCGCAACAGACGATTTAAGAAGTGAGGAAGGCGAACGAGACGGCAGGCAGCTAAGGCAGCTAAGAGGAGCCAGAGCACTGAGAGCAGAAGCGATCCGGAAGCATAATCTAAGATAGACCAGGATTAATTAACCTTAAAACATTAATAAGATGATAACCAAAGAACAAGCATTGACAGCGGACCACTTCACAAGTACCACCTGGGTAAACAGTGACGGGACCCCGCAAAGATTCAGGAGAAACGGCAAAACAAAAACATGGAAACGCCAGCCGGAACGATTTGAAATACCAGTAAAGTACGGACTGGATGGATACGGATACATAACAGAGAATAACGCCCACCGATTCAACGCAGAACAATAGAGCAGCCCAAGCATATGTCCGGGACGGACTGACGACCGTCCCGGACTGATTGATATACCGGTACCGGCAGACACCCGAACCGATATACCCCCCACGCCGGGAAGGGGGACTTCCTCCACAGTGTCCATATCTTCATTCAAATTTATAATTTTGACAACAAATTGGTTTTGAGTTGAAAATGGGTGTGGCGAAAAATTTTCTAAAAAAAATGCGGACGTATGTACAATATATGCACAACGTATGTATATTTGTGATGTCGTAATGTCTTAGTATGTACCTGGACTTGGGTGAAAAGTCAACTGAGTCCAGGGTTTTCAAAAAAAAACTAAAAAATGGATGACGCTGATAAGTTTTTTTGCCTTGGCCTTTCCCGCAATGGCAAGTATTTCATCTTCGTAAAACAATAGCCATGTCGAACAAGAGCCTAAGGGAAATGTCCCGCGAAAATACTGCGGATGAATTGCGGACTGCGGAAAATATCAATATAGGTAGTTTTCAAAGGATTGCTGACTCCCTTGAGATTATTGTGAAAAGCTGGATCGAAATGGAGGACACTATCCGAAGATTGAGAAACTACAACGAACACCTGGAGCAAGTCAGAATCACTCTGGAGCGCAGGATTAGGTTTTTGCGCGGAGTCATTACTAAACTCAAAAAACAATCCAAATAACAAAGTTCAGCGTATTGGGTCATCCTCAGCCCGAAAAAAAGGAGGCGAAAAAGACGGTGTTTTATAAGATTGTTCGCACCGACAGCATTGAGAGCCGTGTCACGAGTCCTTACGTATGTAAAAACGTCATGCTTATTGGGAGGGATCTTCAATATGGCGATGTTTTTAAGTGCTTGGGCAACAATTCTGACGATTTCACTCTATACTTTGGAGAAGCAGGAGACGAGTTCGGAGACCAATTACCACCAAAACCATAACCGATGAACTGGAAGATAGGGCAAAAATTGGTGTGCATTAATGGTAAAACAATGATGACCCGCTATCCAAGCCCCAAAAAAGGAGACATAGTAACGTATGACGGATACAGCGCCGTATTTGACGGCATATATCTCAAGGAATACGATTACCGTGATACCGGAATTTTTATGGGAGACGGAAGGCCGGTTTTTCATCCAGATTTCTTTAGACCCCTGCTTGGCGATTCTGCTAAATCCGAACTGGTGTCCTCATTCAAAGATGTAACCGAAACCAGCGATATACCAATTCAAATACCTGAACAAGCATGATGAAGCGATATACATTTTTCGTTGACCTGGCGATGCTTAAAAGGGTCAAAAAAGAAGTCCGGGAGCGCGGGTTTGATTCGGTTTCAAGTTTCTTGCGGAAACTGATCACCGATTATTTCAATGAACAATCAAAACCTAAATTATGAAACCCAAAGACCCAAACATCGTTGTGGTGACATACAGGGAGGCTCCAACGTATCGCTCCGATCGCCACAGGGAAACCGATGCCACATTCATGTCGCACGAAACCAGGATGAAATCCAGCAATCCATTCTTCAAGCCTTCAACATGGTACGAGGTTCTGATCACTCCAGGAGGAATAAAGGTTTCTATCCCGGCTTTGGAATCAAAACGGCTCAGGAAATCCACGAAGTCCGCACATATTTGTGTGCATGGCGCCGAACCCGGAATATATGACATCGTGGAAGCCAATGAAGATTTTGTAATCTGTAAAAAACAAAGAGTATGAACCCATATAACATAGGCGACCGGATATGGACGGCAAAAAGAGGGTTTGGGACGATTGTCAGCAAGCACGAGTCTTTTTTCTTTCGTCCGGAATCAACCCCAAAAAGACCGTATGGAGTCGCATTTGATATCGACAGAGAGAACTCCGGCTTTTGTAAATCAAGATATCCAAAGCGCAAGAACATCCAGTCCGAGGAATACGGCAAGTACATGATGAAACTTTCTGACCAAATTGATGCCGAAACCCTCAAGGCCATAAATAATCCAGGGCAATGCACCGTTGATCAGATTATTGATCATGGCAAAAAAGACTGGGATAGCCTTCTGCTTAAATGCAGCGCCAGTATCGGAAAAACAGAACCCGTCACACCAAAATTCAAAGTCGGAGACATCGTTTACTACGAATCAAAAACTACCGGAAAGCCTGGGAAATACGAGGTAACAAGCGTTTATCCTGATCTCACCCTGAGATTAATACCTACGCTTGGGTCAGAGCAAAATCCTCCCTTTTGCGTCATGGTTGACCCCAATCTTGTGCGCCATTGGATTCCAACCAAGATCACGCACCTGGATACGATGTATAAATGCCAAAAAGAATACACAATCAAGGATTTGCCTGGGTTATATTATGTTGGCAAACATCTTTGGGGATTAGATGCATTCTTTCAGGATGCAGGAAATGGAAAAATCGTAATTTGGTACGGAATAAAAGGGGACGACATATCATGAAAAAAGAGTTTACTGAACAAGAAATCTACGATACCGAAAAGGAGTTTAAGGACTTCGTTTACAAGCAATACCGCAGGGAACGTGCGTTTTTCTTCAAATTGCTGGTCATTGTCCTCGGATTACTGGTTATTGGATTCTTGGCTTGCTTATTCCTGATGAAATGAAAGCCGGAGAGTGCTTGCACGGGGACTTGGTAAGGTATGACGGCGATAAATTCACCGTTTTAAAATTGGCCGGCGACTCTGTATCCCTCCTAAATCATAGAACCCAGCGTGAAATCATCCTTTCAAAGTGGCATTCCGTAACCATGATAGAAAGAAAACGCATGGAAACACCCACAGGACACGAATGGAGGGTTTACAGGGTCGAAATCGCAAATAGAATCAATCGAAGGCCAGTTAAAAAAGGAATGTGCTACAATGATGCCCAGGCGTTTATTAAAAACAACGAACCCAAGCCCGGATTTGAGTTCGTGGTTTACTCCGGCAGGCCAAAAAGGGCGCAGATTATATGAAAACCATCGAAATAACCACAGATAAAGGCGTCTACAAGAGAAAGGCAGAAACCCTGGACAAAGCAGTCAGGAAGTTTATGCGGGATCGCCACGAGGTCTTTGTATTCGCTGAGGACGTAAAATTCAAATCAATCACAAAACAATTTAAGCATGGCAAAGAAACACTACTCCCACATGGACGATGACATTGATCTTGAGTTCCGGTTCTATTTTGAAAACATCACCACCAACGAGACCTATCAAACCAACAACGAAGCCGAAGCGTGGGCCAAATTTCATGCCTGCGGATGTCCTTGTGAACTCATGGACGAGGACGGCTGTGTTGCAGAGAAATACTTTGCAGACCGGGAATACGGCGACATGAGGTTGATTACCGAACTGCATACGGAATCCGATGAATACGTTGACCTCGAAGAAGTAGAGATATGATCGACTCAAAGGAATTGCGGCGCATTGTATATAAGATAACAAACACCGTTAATGGGAAAATCTATTTTGGAATAACCAAGTGTGGCATTGATAAAAGGTGGGGGGAGCACAAGCATAATGCTTTAAGAAACAAAAAGCACTCACATCTTTACCTTGCTATAAGAAAGTATGGAATTGAATATTTTAAGATAGAGGTTGTTGCTTCTTGTGCCAGCGACAATGAGATGTATGAAGAAGAAAAGAGGCTTATTGCTCTATTTAACACAACGGACGGGAGAAATGGCTATAATAATTCAATTGGAGGGGAAGTGTCTTCGGCTGGTAAAAAACTTACATTACAACAAAGGGAGAGGATCTCTACTATTCAAAGAGGCAGAAAAAGAAATCATCATTCAGAGGGCACAAAAGAAAAAATGCGAATTGCAGCACTCGGTAGGGATATGGCGAAGGCGATAATCGCATCTGCTAATTCAAGACGCGGGAAGAAATCACATAATGCCAAACAAGTTAGCAGGATTGACATTAATGGCGAGGTAGCGCATTTTAGTTCATTTCGAGATGCTGCCACAAGTGTAAATGGACATGTAAGCGCATTTGGAATGTTAAGGTCTGGACGATTAAAAACATATAAAGGGTATAAATGGACATTCGAGAACTAAGAATAGGGAATATAATTGAAACACCTACCCAGTGGATTGGTTTCGTTAATTCTATTCGTCAGTTAATTATTGGGGTAACAGATAAGCAAGGATATGGATATGAGTATGGTGTCGACCTAATAGACCCCATCCCCATCACCCCTAAATGGCTTGAAAGGTTGGGGTTTGTGCGTACACGTGACCTCATCCATACAGCAGAGTTTGTTTTGTTGCGGGGTCCATGTATTCATATCTTGTTTTCCAAAATAGATGGCAGGTTATACCTGGGGGAGTCCTTTATAACAAGAAGCGGGGATGATGAGGATGAGTTTATAGCAGTACCATTAACCTTTATACATCAAGTACAGAACCTACATTTCGCTCTCACAGGAGAAGAACTAACAATAAAGCAATGAGATTTGTAACGTTCACGGGGAAGGAGACCGGATTGCCGGTTCAAGTAAATCTGAACAATGTATGTGCAATAGTCGCCTCAGAAGAAGATGATTGTTCTTTTATATTTTTCACAGGACAAGAGGAACCTCTCGGAGTAAAAGAGGGGCTGGCTTTTGTTGTAGCAGCAATTACAATGCCATGAGTAATATCCTTAAATTACTTTTTATTTTCATCCTCATTGGATGCTCAAAAGAACCTGAGCCACTTCCGACTTGCGATTGGATATCTGCAAAATTCAACGGCAGCAAAATTGCTCTCCAAATCCATTCAGACAGCGACCAGATACAATACTGCCGGGAATACATCTCAGGAACCCGATGCTTTACAATCAGGAAGGAATACTTTTCTTGCGTTTCAATATCCGCAGATTACGGAGACATCATTACCTTTGTAGATAACGGCAAAGAATGTACTATTCAAGCCGAATAAAGATTTGCCCAAACGTGGGTGATATTTCCATAGTTGATTTTTGTTTTGTGGGGCCGCCATTTGTAGAGGGTGGCGGCTTCTTTTAATATATCATAATGAAAATAAGGCAAATAAAAGAGTTCTACGTCTTAGCGAACAAGATCACTGTCACATATAACAAGACGCACAACGGAGGGTCTTTTGCGCTGGTCGAAGGCCAGATGGAAATTGGTATTAAGTGCATGGCAAACGATCCAGTATATACTTTATCGGTCATAAGCCATGAAGTCATGGAAATGATTATGGTATTAATGGGCGCAAGGCTTGACAACCCCAGAATGGCAAGCAACTACTTGTTCAATTTCGATCACCAGACATTTGAGAATGCAATTCAACTTCACACAGAGATAATGTCCAAATTCATATACTATGCCTAACTGGATAAACTTTAGCACCGTAGAAAAATGGTCTCAGCAAAACCCTGGGTCAACGGATTGTTCAACCAAGTGTAGAAAATGCGACAAGACATGGCATCAGATGAAACTTGATGGCCGTGGTGACGAGGCTGTTCACATGATCGAACTCAAGCCGGAGGAAAAGACACCTTGCGGGCTGGCTTTTGCTTTTGAGTGTAATACTTGCTATCTGACCGAAGCATTGCTATGACAGAGGAAAAAGAAATCAAAGCAAGATGTCAGGCCTGTGCATCATCGTTATGGACGCTATCCGTTAGCCCAAACGATAAACCATATGCAGCTACTTTGAATTGTATGTGTGGGGCTTTAAGCTATTTTGTAATCAGTTACCAGACAGGAGGATTCCCTGTAATAATAAAAAAGGGACACCTTAAAAATGATGAATACATTTGCGCTGAGTGTTGTGGTGTTTTTGAAAAGGGACGCACAGACGAAGAAGCACTTGATCAATACAAACGTCAAACAGGCGATGTATCTGCGAACCTTGACGATACCGCAGCTTGCTGTGAAGATTGCTGGAATAAAATAGTAGTGCCACAATTAAACTGAGAAATATGTCACAAAAATCTTTCGCTGAACTTGAGAAAATCTCAAGAAAGCAATCTGAAACCATCAAGCAGCAGAACGAAATCCTGAATAACCAACGGGCGCAACTCAAGGGGCAAGAACAAAACCTCGAAATGCAGCGAATGGCATTCGAGCAAGAAAAATTCGCCGACACCAGGCACCAGGTTAACCAATGCGTTGACTTTGCGATCCGGTCATTACCGTGGTGGAAGCGCAGTACCAAGAATGTCGTGAACTTGGCCTCTGAGTATTTGCTGACCATTAAGCGTGAAACCGCCAAGCACGTAGCAGTCGCCCAGCTTGCAATGGAAGCCTTGCAAGAAGAAAACAAGAGGGACGAACCGAAAGAAGCCGTTGTCCGTGAACTTCACCAGCCCGAACCCAAAGAAGAAGGCGCAGAACTCGAAATCCAATGATCACATACCTGTTAGCCGCTTTTGCAGCCTCGATATTTTTTATTCACACATATCAGTCAGACAATCCAAACGATGCCAGGTTTCGCCGTAGGAGATAGAGTTGTTCCTTCTGAGCAAGGAATCAAAATCGGACTCAAACACTACCGAGAAGGTAATGTCGTTGGATTCAAGGGCAATGGAGTCCTTGTATAATGGGATTTCCTTTTATTTCCGACACAATTACATCCTGATTTCATTGAACGAAAAAGTATTGCTGTCTGTGTGGGATTTCTTGCACAGTATCCAATTAAACCACAAATGATGATATGAGTACAAATGTTCAAAATATAGATTTCAGCCCACATAGCAGCAATACACTGTTATGTGAAGGCACGGGTAATTTACTGGAACTTTTCGCAGGAAGTAGATCTGTTGGCAAAGTTGCCGAAAGTTTTGGTATGACAGTTTTTAGTGTTGATTGGCAAAAATTTGAAGGCATTGATTTGGCTATTGATATTGGCGAATTGAAAAAAGAAGATGTGCCTTTTGTACCCGATATTGTTTGGGCTTCGCCTGATTGCACTACTTATACCATTGCTGCAATAAGCACACACAGAAATGGCACAGAGCCGAAAAGCGATTATGCTAAAAAATGCGATGCAGTAAACCAACACTTTATTAGCCTTATTAACGAATGGTTGGTTGTTAATCCTGCAATGGTATTTTTTATTGAGAACCCAAGAGGGATGCTTCGTAAAATGCCGTTTATGCAGCAATTTAAAAGGCACACAATATGGTATTGCCAATATAGTGATGATAGGGCAAAGCCAACAGATATTTGGACTAATAGCCAAAACTGGAAGCCAAAGCCTGTTTGTTGGAATGGTAATAAAAACTGCCACCACCAACCTGCACCAAGAGGAAGTAAGACAGGAACGCAAGGTCGCAAAGGAAGTTACGAAAGGTCAAAAATACCAGAAGCACTTTGCCGTGAGTTGATCGGTAGTGCTTTCACATAACACATACCTAATGGAGTACAGCAAAGACCATCAAATAAGAGCCGGAAGCAAGGAGGCCAAGGAACTCCTAAAACGCTCCTTTGGCCGAAGCAGAGAGCCGAAGAAGCGCTCAGGGGAACCGAAGTATCGGAATAAAAAACAACTTGGGGATGATGGCTCCATGTATGACAGCCTTCTGGAGTGCGCTTATGGCAATCTTCTTTTTTTGAGGAAGAAAACAAAGGATATTGCAGACTACAAGCGTCAGGTTTGCCTACACCTTTATGTCAATGGAGAGAAAATATGCGATTACTTCATCGACTTCGTTGTAACGCACACGAATGGAAGGACTGAATTAGTGGAGGTAAAGGGATTTCCTACCCCTGAGTGGAAAAAGAAATGGAACTTAACAAAGGCACTTATCCCAACCGGGGAGATACCTGGAGTTCCGAAAGACGCATTGCTGACCCTTGTAAAAAAGGGAACAAAAAAAGGATTTGATTCACAAACCGTAATTTTGAACTACAAATGAGTTTCACAATAGATAATTCAAGCCCTAAGATGGATCAGAATAAATTTAGATTCATCAAAACTGCAATAGAAAATGCTGCTTCGATTCAAGGATTGAAAGCAATTTCATTTGATTACGACATTAAAGGTCTCACGCACACCATAACGTACAATATTGTCCAGTTTAATGACTTCTCTGTTGGGTCAAAGATAGAACTTGGCTTTACAGACGAATCTTGTTGGATGTGGCTAAACCATGCTGTAAATTATAGGTTTGACAAAAGTAAGTTTACAAAACTATGAGTTTCACAATCAAAGGATTCCTTACCGTCAAGAATGACGAAGTTCAGGTGAGCGAAAAACTTACTACACGGAGTTTTGTGGTAGAAGTACCTGGAAAATACACCGACACTTACGCATTTCAACTCCTCAATGATCGCTGCGAACTCATTGACAATATCGCAGAAGGCACAGAGGTAGAGGTTAGTTTTGACATCAAATGCAACGCATGGAAAGACAAGTGGTTTACGAACCTCAACGCATGGAAGTGTGTTCCGGTTGGCAATGTCCACCATGCCGCATCAAAGTCGGAAGAAAAGAGAAGGGAGCAGCAAAAACAATCCAGCCTTGTCGATGACAACGAAGGCGCCAATACAACCGATGATATTCCATTCTAATGAGCGATAATCTGCCAGAGAAAAAACGTGGCCGCCCACCAAAGCCAGCCACTAAGACCACCCGAAAGGATATGGCCGAAAACGCTAAGTTCTGGCTATCGCTTGCAACGCTCAGAACAAATCCTTTTACAAAGCAAAAGCAACTCCTAAGCCAGCTTGATATCCTCAACATCAAAATGATCAACAAGGCAAAGGCAGGAAATGTAAACGCCTACAACGCCATCATGGATCGTGCATTTGGAAAGCCAAAGCAATACTCTGAGGTAGATATCAACCAAAGGATAACGATTGCAGCATTTGAATGGGCAGAAGATAAGCCCCCAAAAATGATGACGGACATCCCTGAGCCTGATGTCGAGGATGCCACCTACGAGGAAGAAGAAGCACCTGATCCAGAGGTCGAAGATTTCAAAAAAGAAAGCGATCAGGCTGAGTGATAAAGCTCAATCCCATATTCAAGCCGATCTTCACCACGAAGAAAAGGTATATCGTCCTCACCGGAGGTCGTGGTAGTTCAAAATCATTTGGGTTCAATACCGCCGCTGCGCTGATGTCCTATGAGCCAGGACACAAGGTTTTGCATACCCGTGTAGCCATGAACACCGCCGAGGACTCTATTATCCCTGAGTTCCGTGAGAAACTTGATCTTCTTGGCGTTTCAAACGATTTCAAAGTCTATAAAGACGAAATCACCAACATGGCAAGTGGTTCAAAATTCCTTTTCCGGGGGATTAAAACTTCATCCGGAGACCAGACAGCAAAACTAAAGTCTATCCCAGCGCTCACGGATTGGTTTCTTGATGAAGCCGAAGAATTGCTGGACGAAAGAAAATTTGATGACATCGACTTTTCTGTACGAGGCACCAAAGTCCAAAACAGAATTGTACTCATCCTCAATCCAACAACCAAAGAGCATTGGATTTGGAAGCGTTGGTTTGCAAAACACCTGAGATACATTGAGATTGATGGATTTCAGATTCCCGTGTCTGATCACCCGGACATACTTCATATCCACACGACATACCTTGACAATCCACACTTGCCGTCGCAATTCGTGGAGCAGATGCGGAAACTAAAAGAAACCGATCCCGAAAAATACCGACACATGGTTCTTGGTGGATGGATTGAAAGACCTGATGGGTTGGTATTTAAACATTGGGAGGAAGGAACTTTTAATACATATCTGCCGTATATCCATGCCCTTGATTTTGGCTTTAGCCCTGACCCGCTGGCTATGGGGAAGATTGCCATTGATCGCCGCAGGAAAGAGGTTTACTTGAAACAAAAGGTCTATGACACCGAATTATCCACCAAGGAAGTAATTGCTGCGGTCCGCAACGGGATAGACAGCAGGAATGATCTGATCATGTGCGACACCTCAGAGGGCCGGATGTTTGCTGAATTAAAAGCTGCCGGGCTGAATGTTAAGATGGTCAGCAAGAAAAACACGACCAGGGGTGGTTCTGTAATCACCGACATCCGTGAACTACACGATTGGAAAATAATCATCGACCCATACAGCTATGACGCCAAGAGAGAGTTTAATTCCTATGTGTGGGATGACAAAAAATCTTCCATCCCCAAGGATGCGGACAACCACTTTCCAGATGTACTCCGGTACGGATGGAGAAGATTGGTTGGGTATCCAAATTTAAAAGGTGTGCGACAAATAAATTAATTCCTATATTTGCCCTGCGAGGTAGAGAAGTGGTTGTTCTCGCCAGACTCATAATCTGGAGACCGGGGGTTCAAATCCCTCTCTCGCATCCAGTTACTACTGATTCCATACTGCTTTAATTGTTTTGTGAGCCGCCTTCGGGCGGTTTTTTATTGCAAAAAGGTGTATATTTGGTGCTTGATAGCCGAGGGGAAGGCTAAAGATGATCTCTTAACCTTCTTAAATCAAAAGCAATGAGTCTGCTCGTTACTTGTCCCGCCGGCACCGCAATCGGCGGTATCATCCTCGATGATTGCCCCTCCAATGTGGGTCAAATCCAAAAACTTATCTTCCAAAGAGTGTATTCATCTGGCACCACGCTGAATGAACTCGCTGCTGCTGATGCTCCATTGGCGGCAAACTGGACTCCGAACTTTACGGCTTCGGATGGAACCAAAATGCAGATTTCGCCTTTCATTTCTGCTCCTGAAAACGAATTGGGCGCTGCCATCACCTATGGAGGCGGCAACGACACCGTGAACGGCGAACTGATCACAATGGGATACGAAAGTTCCAAGTTCACCGGCAAACTCCTGGCAGCACACGCCAAAACCGCTGAATCCATGAAAGCCCTGGTCGGTGAAAAGATCGGGGTATGGATTGTAAATGAACATGGCCGGATTTGGGCCGACTCTGACGATGCGACCACTCCGACCACCTATTACCCGGTGTACATCACGGACTTCACGATCTCCGACCGCAAACTCGGCGGCAGGCTGGAGCCTGATTACTATATGATCTCCTTCAACTTGCCCCCAAATTGGGCGAACAAACTGAACGAAATCATCCCGACTGATTTTGACCCTCTGACAGCATTCGCAAATAGCTGATAATGGAAAAGAAAACCATTTTGGTGCATCCGGTCAAGGGGGAAGTCCCCTTTGACCCGGATCACGCCAAGCGTCTTATGTCTCTGCCGTTCAATGGCGGCTGGGAGTTCAAGAAAAATGGCAGGGGAACCTCCGTCACAAAATCAGCCGATGATACTCTCTCTGGAACAGATAAAGGAGCGCCTACGGTCTCCGAAGAAAAAGGCGGCGATTGACCAGGCCATAAAACACCAAAAGAGGCTCAGGTTCCATTCCGAAACCACTCTTGGAAAGTATTATGGCACAGGCGATTATGCTCTTACGGAGTTCCTGGATTGGGTAAAATCAGCCACGGAAATGCCGGAGGACAAGTTCAGCACATTCATGTACATGATGCGCTGGCCGGTCAAGACCGTCAAGATCGTAGATAAAATCTATGAAGATTTGGCAAAGGTCTTTGATGGACAAAACCCTGTATATCAGTTCGATTTTACTTCCACGGAGTTCCTGGAGGATTACATGAACTACCTGACGGACATCCAGTTTTCAAACAGATGGAGGTCCGAAGGTGTCATGGCTATGAAATTGTCAATCAACTCTATTTTGATCGTTGACTACCCCCAAGAACAAGAAGGGGAGCGCCCTGAGCCTTATTCTTGGCTTATGGATATCTGTAATGCCATCGACTATGACGAGGACGAGGAAGAATTGGAAATGCTGATCTTCCGCAGGGACGAAAAGACCGCCGTGGTCATTGATGAAGAATCCTACCGGATTTTGTATTACGAAAACGATCCCGACAAAGCCTATATCAAGGAAACCATACCTCACGATTTCGGGTATTGCCCAGCCAAATTCTTCTGGACCGATTCCATAAGCGACCGCCAGAAGGACATCAAGCTGTCCCCTATCACCACAAGTCTCGGTGACCTGGATTGGCTGCTGTACTTCATGATTGCCAAGCAGCACCTGGACACCTATGCCGGCTATCCTATCTACTCAGCGTTTGAAAGGGATTGCGACTTTGAGTACGAAGGAGAACGGGGCTACGCCAGGTGCGACCGTGGGTTCCTGAAAGATATGTCCGGTCATTATCTTTTGCAGGGCGACAAAATAGCGACTTGCCCGGTATGCTCCCAAAAAAGGCTGCGGGGACCAGGCACATATTACGAGGTTCCAAAGCCAGGCCCGGAGAATGACAACGCAGATATGCGTAATCCTATCTCGATCACCACGATTGATAAGGACTCCCTCGAATACAATGTATCTGAGTATCAACGACTTCTGAAAGAAATCAAGGAGAATGTTGTGGGTTACGCACACGAACCCGGAAATGACCAGGCCAAGAATGTTCCTCAGATCATGTCTTACTACGAGGAACGTACATCTGTTTTGCGCCGGATCAAAAGGAATTTTGAGGCCATCATGGAGTGGGAAGCCTACACCTTGGCAAAAGGCCGGTATGGGAATGACTTTATATCGTGTTTCATTGACCTTGGGACGGATTTTTACCTGTATGAGAGCCAATACCTACTCGACCTTTACCATACTGCCAGGACTGCCAAGGCTGACGCATCCACCCTTGATGCCTTGCAGAACCAATACCTTCATGCCAGGTACCGGAACTCACCGGACCAACTCCAGAAAGAGATCATCATTACCCATATAGACCCTCTCAGGCACATCACATCGGATGAGGCAGTGGTCCTGCATGAGAAGAATCTGATCGGATACCACGATTTGTTAATGAAACTAAACCTCTCTACATTTGTAAAGAAGTTTGAAAGGGAGAATGCGCCATTGACCAAGTTTGGTACCGCATTACCTTTTGCAGAACGAATAGCACGAATTTCACAAATCATTAAATCTTATGTCACAAGACCAACAACCGAAGAAAGTTACCGCCCAGCAATCCAACCAGGACCCGCAGGAGCCTCAAGTGCAGCCGCAGGAGCAGCCTAAAGCCCCAAAAGGCTATACGCCAAGTAAGAACGAGGAAGGGCTTTTCCATGTTGAAATGCAGCCTGCCGGCGATCCATTCGATCCAAAAACCGGGAAGCCAAAGTACAAGCCATACATCCAGAAGTTTCACCCAAGGGATTTTGCGCTACAAATCAGCCTGAATGAACTCGGTGAGCCGGTGTATGCAACCGTTGGAAACCGGTTCAATAAAATCCTGCACACCCCAAAACCTGAACTCCTGGAGGGTATAACCGTGGCCGTTGTGGAAAACCGCAGGGAGGTTAAAATCCCGATCACAGAGGCTTTGGCCCGGATTGAAAAAATCATTGCAAGTCAACAATAACTCTTTATATGCCGATCACAAGGGAATTGATCAGCCAGCAACAGATTGATACTCCGTTTACGGAATCACAGATTGCGCTCATTGAAAGGTTGTCACAAAATGTCGAGGATCAAGTTATCCACGACAAAACAAAGGAATGGTACAATTCATTGGACCAGACCATCCTCGAATCCTCCGGGGTACAAAAGGAAGCCAGGGAAAAGGCTACCGATTACGCAAAAAGAGCATTTGCGGCGTTGAAATCGGATGCTGACGCATCATCCACCTACAAGACCAAGGTTTCTGCGCTGGAAACCGAACTTGCTGCCCTCAAAGAAGGAAAGCAAGATGCCGTAAGCGCACAGAAAATTACCGATCTCAAGAGCGAGATCGCTTCCCTCAAGGAAAACCATGCAGCCCAACTCCGGGAAAAGGATGATGCCCTCGCAATCCACGAAAAGGCCATCCAGGAAGAAAGATTTGAGTCTGCGTTCACCAGCGCACTGCTTGGTGTCAACTTCAAGAAAGACGACACCACCACGGCGATCAAAGACACACTCCTTGAGGCAGAAAAGGCTAAGTTCAAAAGCCAATACACCCCTGATATCGTTGATGGCAAAAGGGTATGGCGTGACAAGGAAGGGAATATTGTAAGGAATGCAAAAAATGGCAACGAATACGCCACGGCGGCAGACCTTATCCTCCCGAAATTGCAGCCGATCATTGACGCAGGGAGAAAAATCACTGGTACCGGTTTATCCGGGGCTTCCGGGGGTTCTGATCCAAGCGGATTCGTGCCAACGGCAAAAACAAGAGTTGAGTTTGACCGCCAGGCCGCTGATTATTTGATCGCTCAAGGCTTAGAGAGAACCAAGCCTGAGTTTGCAGCCAAGCTGACCGAACTCCGAAAAGAATTTGATGTATCAAGTTTGCCGGTAACTTAAAAACCGGAGAATGACACGAGGGGAAGTGTCGGAGACATTTTATCGTTAACTCTAAACTTCTGTACTCATGTCACTTATTCTGACAAGAACCCAGGATATTCGGGAGAAATCCCCGAATTTCTACAAATGGGAGGATCGTGTTACCCAGGTGGGTATGCTCGACTTCTTTATGATGGACTCCAACAATACGTTGTCGCCTGCTTTGGTTCAAAAGGCAAAAATGTCCATCGGATCGAACCTCACAACTCCGGTGATCAATTACGACTCCGGTGTTTCTATTGCCAGTTCACGCTCGGTGACCATTTCGGATGACTTCAATACGTCTGAAATGTACACCTTTACCTTCGTGACCTATTCATGGGGATGGACGGAAACTCCTTCTGCCCACATGAATAACGAAATCACGCTCCAGGAGGATTGGAACAAGAATTACCTCAAGTATCTGATCAAGGTCGCAAAGACCATCGACACCGCCTGCGTTGCCGCTGCCTCTGCCGCCAAGACTCAGGTGTTTGGTGATGCGCTGATCTACACCACTCCGGGGAACATCCTGACCGCTGACCTGGCCGATGAAATGCGCCTGTTTGCCGACATCGAACCGATCATGGATTCTAATGACATTGCCGGGAAGGTACACTACATTGGAAACCCAGGGTTCAAGTCTTTGGTTAACCGCACAAATCAGAACGCTGAGTTCAACGCCGTAAACAAGAGCCTGCAACTCCAGGGGATGCCATTGCACTACACCAACCGTATTACGAATGGTGCCAGCATGGGAGCGTCTTTCTACGCCATCACCGAGGGTTCCTGCGGATTGCTGTACCGGTTTGAACGTGAAGCCCTGCTCGGAACCAGGTCTCGTACCGGCCACGAATGGGGTCTTGACACCCTGATCGGCCTTGACATCCCGGTTTCCACCTACTACTATGAAGGTGTGGGTGACTTCTCAGCCGACCACGGCGCTGCTACGGCAGACAATACCCGTGCATGGAAGCGTTACTTCGGTTTCTCTGTTGACGTTTGTTATGTGACAGCGTACAACTCTGATCCGACCACGATTCCAAGCCCAATCATTGCGGCTCAGATCGCAACCTCCTAAACATTAACGGGGCCGGAGGAAACTCCGGCTCCTTAATTTTCATCCAATGTATAATATCCTGACTATTCAGGAGGCGTTTGCCGGCCTTGTGGGATGGAGAAAACATCCAAACCCGGCTGAAACCCTCAACCCTATGGGTGATATGCTATTGTCATCCACAGGGATTATGTTTCAGGACCAACACGCATTGCTCACCAATGAGAACCTCAATCAGACCTTTGATGTGTTCTCGGATTACACCTATTCCGCTTGGAGTGCGCTTTCGACCTATGCAATAGGCGATATGGTTACAAATTCATCCCGGTATTATGTGTCCAAGGTCAACGGGAATATAAACCATGCGGTTTCTGACACGACCTACTGGCGAGAGACCACCCCTTTTAACGAACAATTACGGCAGATCACCTTGGCAGGAGCCGCCAAGGTCATCAATGATTGGTATGGGCTTAAAACAGCCATGAGAAGCAGCCGCAGCCTGCTTAAAAAAGGACTTGTCCTGAATATCCCAGGGTACAAGAAAGACGAATTTGATTCAAAAAATTGGATCGGGTGGAGAGTGGTGCCTACGCCGGCGCAAGACGTTGTTGTAACAATTGATCGGATTTGCTTGGACCTCAACAACTCCGAGGAATGTATTGTAGGCTTGTATAAGAACGGCGCATCCGTTCCAGAGGATACGGTGACATTCCCTGCCACCGGTGATGATGGCCCCGTGTGGGTGTCCGTAAACTGGCCGCTGGAGCGTGGAAATCGGTATTATGTAGGATTCAATCGGACAGAAATCGGAGCCGCACAGCCCGTCAATGGCATTGCCAACGCATACCGGGATTGGTCGTTTAACCGATTCCCAGGGACACTTCCTTATGCCGAGGTTTCTGCTTTTGAACATGACGGACCTGGAGAGGCCGGATGGGAGGATACTACCGATATCCAAAGAAATGACAACAACTATGGCCTGAACATGGTCATATCCGCAAATTGCGATTATACAGACCTGATCGTGGACCAGGTATCATTGTTTGCAGTTCCATTTGCAAAGGCCGTGGCGATTGAAGCCCTCCGGTGGATGGCTATGAACCCCAATGCAAGGATAAACCGCCACAAAGCAAATATTGACACATCAAGGGTGCTTTACGAGATCGAGGGAGACGCTGTTGGCCGGAATGGAGGCATGAAAAAAGACTATGATATGGCATTGAAGGCTGTGAGTTTCGATGATCGGAAGTTCAGCGAACATTGCCTGCCATGTAAACGGTCCGGGATAAGGGCCAAATCAGCATGAACACGCTGTTTGGAGACCTGGCGGTGAGATTGTCAGAGTTTAGTCCTGAGACCGAGGCTTTGTCATCTATGAGGCGAAATCGGCTAAAAATAATCAGGCTGAACAGGGATGACCAGATGTACGAAAAAGGGATTGATTCCCGTGGTGACAAAATTGGTCAATATGCTGACTCCACAAGAGAGGCAAAAAAGTTCAAAGGACAGAGGTACGATCACATTACACTTCGAGACACACAAGCGTTTCACAAATCCCTTGATGTCAGATTTAAAAAGAACTCATTTGAGATCACCGCTGACGATAGAAAAGAAAGCGATACCGGGGGAGAGCCTACTTTTCTGACAGAAGTGTACGGGAATGAAATATTAGGTCTCACCCCTGAGAATCTTCAATTTCTCTTGGACCTTTATGTGCGACCGGATATGATTATGAAATTACGGGCCAGACTTACCGGCTTTAAAATATAGGAAATGGCGCTCATTGACGATGCGATCACCGCTGTAAACACTACACTTCTGGCTAACCTACCGTGGCTTGATAACGCCTTCGGGAAGATTCAGCGCATGAGAAGGAAGGATGCAGAAGGCGTTGATAGCACGTTCCCTGGTGCGTACAAAAACGATGGCACAAATGACTATGTGAGTGTTTTACCAGACGAAGAACACGGAAACTATTGCTATTGGGAGGTGAGCGACCCCGTGGAGTACGACAACATAAATCGCAACTTTTCGTCATCGTTTGATTTCAAGATTTCGTTTTGGTTCAAGTGGCCTGATATTTTCGGAACGCCGGCATATAAGGCCGCAAGCATTGAGGAAGTGAAGCTTGCAATCCTTCAAGTCTTGGCTGCGGCGCCATACACCAGGCAGCTTGAGACCTACAAGGTGTATGAGGATGCAAATTCAATCTTCCAGAACTTTACCAACCAAGGCTATATCTCTGCATACGACCACAAGCAGTTGCAAGGCCAATTTTTGATGAAGCCATTTGGAGGCGTAGCATTCTCCGGCAGGATTCAGTCTTTTCTTGGATGCAACTCAGAAGGGGTTTCGATAACCGTTCCTCAATTTACGTTCTCCAGGTTGCCGGTAAACTATTCGTTATCGGAACAGCTTTGGCCTCTTGAGACCTGGTTTGATCAAAAAATGTACTGGAGGACATGGAATCTTGGAAGTGGTGATAACACATTGAAAACGCTTACGGGCCTTACGCCTTCAAACTTTGTGGTAAAACGAGAAGGGCGTGCTACAAACGCTGTTTCGGGGGCTATTGATGGATGGATCCCTGAGTTGGTTGTCGATAGCGGAGTGTATAAAGTCTTTGCTCCTGATTTTTGGGAGTCCATATTTATCACAGCATATTATCTTAAATAACATGAAAAAGCTACTGATATTACCACTATTGCTTGCGTTCCAGATTGTTTCTGCACAATGGAACGCTATTGGATGGAACCCATTTACATTGCGAAGCACATCGGGGGATTCTACATTTGTACTTTCTGCTCCATCAAGAGTTGATCTGCAAAAAGGAACTGCCAGTTGGGTTCCTGCATCTTCGGGCGGTGGCGCATCGTATCTGGTCTATACGGCCTTACTGACACAGAGCGGAACGAATGCGCCCGTAGCGACTGTGCTGGAGAATACGCTGGGCGGTACGGTTACTTGGAGTTATGCCGATGTAGGCAAGTACACTGCTAGCATATCGGGCGATTTCGACCAAGATAAGACTGGATTTATATTCACCCTTAATGCAGGGTTTGCAGATACAAGAGTACTATTATCAGGAGACGCACAGATAATGACGTATGATGAAACGCTTACAAATTCAGACGATTACTTATCAAGGCAATTAATTGAAATTAGAGTGTATCCATAAATCTAAGAACATGAAACGCATACTATTATTCTCTACGGCACTAATACTGATTTCTGCCGCCTCAATTTGTTATCCGATAGTCACGGATAATACACTTACTTATAATGGGTGTAATGGTGAACTAAAAGTAGATACGTCTGTAATAGCCACGAAGCATTTTACTGAATCATCAATAAGTTCAAGCCTACCATATTCTGCATATATAGCAGTGCTTTATCAGACAGGTGAAAACGCCCCTGAGGACACTGTGCTTTTTAATACACTTAGCGATGATGTTGTATGGTCTTATTTTAGGGAAGGCACTTATACTGCTGAAATAAATGGCGGATTTGACCCAACAAAAACGATATGTTATTTCCCGCCAAATCAGTCATTTGGGGATGTGAGGATAAGGTTTGATGGCAAAATACAAATAACGGTATTTGACGAAAGCTATACTCCAATAAATGACGGGCTTAGTTATCAGGCATTTGAAATCCGTGTCTACCCATAATGAAAACACCAACATTCCATAATAGAACAGAATGAAATCTGAGAGCGTAAACGGACACACGGTAGAGTTCTACGATGAAATAGACGGGCTTCCGATTGTAAGGCATCACCGGTTCAACGAATTTATTGCGTTGTCATCCGAAATAGGCTCTACCATACCCGACATTGACCGCCATGTTGATGAACTCGGAATTATGATCAGCCGTGGAGACAAGGACAATGCCCTCAAGAAACTAATGAACATGAGGCAGTCCATGATTTTCGCAGTAGAGAATGTGTCTCCGATGTCGATGGCATTTGCTACGCTTGTTCATAAGGTAGATGGAAAAGAAATGACCGATCACAGCGATAGCGGATTGAAAAATGTAATCAATTTGCTTTCAGAAATAAAGGTTTCCTATTCCTTGGTAAAGTCCGTTGTGGATTATGTAAAAAAAAAATCGAAGAAGAAAAAGCCATCTACTTTCCTGATCTCGTAGATACCACGAGAAGTCGTGAGTATTACGCCAACCTGAAAATCAAAACAATCATTGAGTTGGACAAGATTCTCGGAAACGAGATTGACAAAAAGCAGGAAGATGATCTCGATTCGTATTTCTATACCCTATTAAAACCAGAGGTATTTTGGGGGCATGACGGATTCACGGTTCAGCACAACAAAGCATTTGAAACCTCTTGCGTAATTATTTCACAGCAAGTTTCTATTGATCCCAAAAGAATGAATACCCTTGAGTGGTTCCAGGTTCTTGAGGAACTGAGAAGGCAAAATAAGCAATACAATGTCACAAAGTAATCCCATATATTCCCATGATCTGTACCAACCAGGGGCAGAGGATCAGCTAAAATTGCTTCACGCAAGGTTAGTGCAGCTCCAGGGCGATATTAAGAATATGACAATCAGTGCTAAAGGGTTAAAGACGGCACTTGGAGGGCTTAATGTAAACAATGGTGGTTCGCAGAAGCAAATTATTGACCTTGCAAGAAAGGTCGAACAGTTAAATAGGGAGCTTGAGAGAACGAAGCAAGCTCACCAGAAAACGCAACAAGAGATAGAGCGAACACGCCTTGCAGAAGAAAGGCGTTTGGCACAAAGCATAAAGGCAGAAGGGGCGCTATCAAGGGAAATTGATCATGCCAATGAAAGAAGGGCTGCATCAACAAGAAAGCAACAAGCTAGTGATCAGGCATTAGACCAAAAAAGAATCGCCTCAGCACAAAGGGTTGCCGACAATCAAAGGAGGATAAATGCAGGCATTCAGTCTAATGCCCAAAAAACAGCAGCCGCAATAGCAAATATGAATGCTATTGCTTCCGCAAGAGTAGGGGCTATAAATCAATCAAGAGGAATAAGCCAAGCAAGAGCCAATGCCCAAGCGGCAATACAAGCACAGAGGCTTGCTGTGGCGCAAAATCAAGCAGCAACATCAAGCATTAGGCTATCTATTGCCCAAAACCAAAATGCAGCATCAGCATTGCGACTTGCTCAGGCGCAAAGAAGAGCAGAGGAAGCCGCAAAAAGAAAAACAGGCACATTGTCAGGACTTCTCGGTTCAATCAGGAGTCTCACATACGCATATTTCTCTCTATCAGCAGCACAGCAGATCGTTGGAAAACTTTTCAGCGAAACCAAGGCTCTGAATACGCTTGACATCGCTCTCAAACAAACGCTTGGAAGCATTCAGGCCGTTACCGAGGCAAAACAATTCCTTCTCGACATCACCGAAAGGTATGGTGCTGATCTTCTGACCACATCGAATGCTTACCTGAAATTCGGAACTGCTGCAAAACAAGCCGGAGTAAGCGCACAGGACACCAGGAACATCTTTGAATCCGTAACCAAAGCATCATCTGTTTTAGGGCTTGGCGCAGAGCGTACAAGCTATGTATTCCTTGCTCTCGAACAGATCATGTCCAAAGGTAGGCTATCCACCGAGGAACTTCGTAGGCAGTTAGGTGAGCATTTGCCAGGCGCGTTTGGAATTGCAGCAAAAGCAATGAAAGTCACCACGGCTGAGTTGACGGATATGTTGAAGAAAGGCGAGATCGCTTCGACTGACTTCTTGCCGAAATTCGCAAAGGAACTTGAGAAAACATACGGGATTGAAAACCTGAAACGAGTAGATAATCTTGCCGCTGCACAAGGTAGGTTCAATAATGAAATCACATTGCTGATCCGCGAACTTGATGTTGCAGGATTCTTTAAAGACTTCTTTGATAGCCTTGCCGCTGGAGTCAAGTTTGTGAGAGAGAATGTGGATGCGTTCTTGAAATTAGGAAAGGCATTGATTTATGTCGGAACCGCCTGGGCTGCATTTAAGATAGGAGAGGCAATCACATCAATGAGGCTTCTCACGGGAGCAACGGTGGCGCTTACGAATGCTTTGAAGGCAAATCCGCTTGGAGTCGTTGCTGCCGCTGCAATAGCGTTGTATGGAGCGATAGATATACTAACAGAAAAGGTAAGGGAAAGCGGTGAAGAAGTAGATGTGTTTGCTCAAAGGCAAAGGGAAATCGCCAATGAAGTAGCAGATGCGAATAAAACAATCAACGCACAAGCAAAAGCCTTAAAAGACGGGAACATCCCTGCAAGTCAGCGCAAAAAAATAATTGAGGAACTAAACACATCCCTTGCGCCTTATCTGGATAAATTGCTTACAGAAAAAAGTAGCTATGATGAGATAAAAAAAGCGGTTGATCTTGCGAATGTATCTCTTGCAAAAAGAGTCTCATTGCTACAACTTGAGGACGAATACAAGGGAAAGAGGGATGAGGAATCAAAAATAAACGAGCAACTTGCATCAATAGCTGTCGAAGTGGCACGAGCTGAGGCTGATCTTGAGGACACCAAGAGAAAGCTACAAAATACCGATGTAAGCGGCAATAAAGTTCCAATCGGGTTTGACGATAAAGCCGTAAATGCTGGAAATAAACTTGTTGATCTAACGTCAAAGTATAACAAGTTAATTGCAGAGCAAACAACGCTTCAAAATAGACTTGTTGATATTCAAGAGGAATACAGGAGATTAAATGGAGGGAAGCCAATAAGCATTGTTGATGAAATACTAAATAGCGGCGGGGATGGTGGCGATGGCGGGAAGGATAGTTTTGATGCAATCAAAGAACGAATTGCACTTATTTTCGATGCTCAAGAGCGAGAGCTTGCAGAACTGAAACGAGCATACGAGGAAAAGAAGAAATTATTTATTGCTCACAACGAAGATACCACAAAACTTGATCAGAAGTATCGTGACGACAGGGTTGACATCCTTAATAAGTACATCGACATTGAGCAAAATTATCTTGACGACATTGCAGAGCGTCAAAAGAAAGCAGACCAAGCGGCTATTGATGCGTTTACAAACAAACTGCAATCCAGCGCAAAGGCGCAAAAATTTGATAGGGACAGAAAAGAAGCAGAGCGCAAAAACAATGTCGATTCTCTTAGGGAAGAATTTGATGCCAGAAGGAAGCATGAAGAAGCAATATTTGAACTCGAAAAGCATACTGATGAAGAAATACAGGCGTTCAAGTTAAAGCAAACAGCAGATGAACTCAATGACGAGATTCAGTTGCATAGGATATTTGGAAAAGTTTTGAGCGATGAAGAACTTGCTCGCGCTATCGAATTGAGGGATAAAATTCGTGCGCAATTTACGAAGGACGGGAAACTTATTGGTGGTGATAAAAGTGCTTCTGCTGAAACCGATATTTTCAGCCTTCTTGGAATTGATTTCGGTGGCGACAACTACAAGCTGGATGCCTTCAAGAGTACAATTAAAATTGTCGGAGACGAATTGAGTTCATTTGTTGATCTACAAAAAGAACTCGTGGATCAGCAGATTGAAGATGCCGACCGGCTTGTGAGGTCAAAAGAAGAAGCACTAAATCGTCAGATTGCGCTTGCAGCAGCTAACCAGGCCAATAATGTTGCCGGGGCGCAGGCTGAATTGGCATTGGCAAAGAAAACCCAGGAGGAAGCCTTAAAACAGCGCAAAAAGGTACAGAAGCAAGAACTCGCATTGGATACGCTTGCTCAGTCGTCAAACATCATTACTGCGATCACCGCTGCGCTGAAACTTGGGCCTATTCTTGGGCCTATCGCTGTTGGTGCCATCCTCGCTACGTTTGCGGCCTCAAAAATAAAAGCACTTGCGCTGATCAATAAAAAGACATTCCGCAAAGGGGGCTATCGGGAGATTGGAGGTGGAACCCATGAGTCCGGAAATGACACCCATGTAGGAGGAAATAATTGGGCAGAGAAGGATGAATCCGTTGGCATTTTCACCGCTAAGGCTACGAGAAAGTACAAACCTACTCTCAAGGCTTTTGTGAACGCAGCAAACAAGGGAACACTCGACAAGATTTTGTTCCAGGACCGCAGGGCTATTCAGGGTATCACCAACAACTATGGCCCAAGGGTAGATACATCTGTTATGGAGAAACGTCTTGGCCGGTTAGTTTCGCTTACCGAAAAGAAGTCATACGTCGATGGCAGCGGTAACCTGGTGATCAACGACAGAGGACGAACAACGATTGTAAGAAATGGCAGCAAGTAAATACAACTACCTTTTTCAGATAGACGGTACAGACGTTTATCCTGTTTGGGCGCCAAGCGCAAGTCTGCGCTGGGAGTCGGACCCGGAGTTTGTGTTTAAGCGTCTCAAACTGAATGGCACATTTACGCTTCTGAACGGAGTTCGCAAAGATTTCAACCTGGTGTGGGCGAAGCCATTGGATCACGAGTTCACTTTTCTTGCTCAGTACATTGTTGATGGTGAGGTTGCAGAGGAAATAAACGGAACCTTCTTCAAGACGGATTGCCCGTTTTGGGATTTGGACGGAGAAAGAGTTGATGTCGTAGTCCAGACTATCGACAAGTACGAGAAGCTAATGAGAGCCTTTGACAAGGAATTTGATCTTGTCGGAGGGCTTCAACCGGAGTCGTACAAGGTAAACTACAAGAAAGAACCTCTTATTCAGATTGCTTTTCCATATCACTCAATACTATACAACAGAATCGGCTCCAGTTCTTTTGAAACAACATTGCCAGACGTATATACATCTGTTCAACTTGAGGATTTTGGATTTATTCACTCAACACCGAGGGTATTTATTCCGGGGGAATCGGATATGACTCCTGATGTAAGCGGTATTTACGAACAAACAGCGCCCACTCAATATGAAAGGCTTGATGGAGTTTACAGGATAAGCAGGGTTGAGACAACGCGATGGACTATATCAGAAATATCTTCTGGAACAATAGTTTATCGTGGACCAGACGGTACAAGCCCAATGCTTGATAGGAACCCATTTACAGTTCCTGATGATCTTTTATTGCAAAGTACGGTTGATACTACAAAGTATTGCTCTCCATTTCCAATATGGTCACATCAAAGAATACTTACAGATTCCGATTTTGTGGGTCTTGGAGGAACGGTGCCTACGATTGACATACCACAGCCAGACATCGGTGATATTGAATTTGATTACCTGAAATATGTTGATCAGTCTGCACTTGACCCTCTAATGATTTCAGTAGTCCCGTATGATTTGCATGACGTAAATCCTACTAAGTTTGGAAAATTCAACGAGGACGCAATCCATTTTGCAGATGAGTATTTTGCTCCACTTGAAACCTACGCTGGGGCAAAGGCATATCCCGTGCTTTTGGAGTCATGGACTGAATACTCATTGATGGAGGCTATAAATTTCAGCTTCGAGGATGAAATGATTGAGGCAGCAACAACATTAACGCTTAGGGATGCCTACGCTCTTGCTGATGTCATAC